TGGCAGCATTAACTCTAGCTGTAACAACTGCATTTTCAGGAGCAGAAAAATCAATGTTCTCTGTAAGGACAAAACTTAAACCGGTTGATGAAGTAAAAGTAGAACCCCTTTTCATCACTGGGATGTATCTTCTATCTGGTCCAATGCCAGTTGTGGAAGCAGGAACTAAAACATAAATTGCTGCTGTTCCATATGTAGATGCTCGTCCAGTGTATTTGTAGCCTAAAATTCTACCGTGCCTTAAGACATTATCATACTGATATGCAGTATCTAAAAAAGACTCATTAACGTTGTAATCCATATAGAAAGAAAGCTGATCACCAACGTAAGAAACGGCATCCAACATCATAGAACCAAAAGAAGCCTCACTGAAATCTCTAAAACTATCGCGATAATACCTTTTAGCGATTCCCATTAAATCGTCCCGAATGGACTCAAACTCTCTATGGGTATAGTTTATTGGTATTATCTTTTTTTGATTATCTGGCATATTGATTCCTCAATAATTAAATAGTTATTTGAAATAAATGAACAAATTTATTCTTTTAACTTAATAGCCAAGCCCTGTCATTCCGGAACGGGTGGCTAATAAATTATCTGTAACAGACACACCTAAGCGAGTTGCCGGTGTTGCGCCGTCCACGGTAGCAACCGGAAGGTCTAATACATCTGTCGTTCCAAGGGGAGTGATCCTGAATTCAATAGTCAAGCCTAATTGATTAGCATCTTGCCCACTTTGATTAACAAAAAGATTTCTTATCGCTATTTGTGGCATGTAAGTTGCAACTTGCTGCGTTATATTTTGTTTTAAGGAAGTGTAAGTAGCCTCTGTAAAGCTTTCGAACAAATACGTATCAACGCCAATACCAAATTGTGGATCCATGACCCTTTCTCCCGGTCTGGTCAATAAAAGAGTCTTTAAATTTTGACGAATTGTTTCCTCTATTGTTTTTGTGGTGTTAAACCCATCAACAGTTGATTGAGCTAATGGTAATTTTACAGCAATGCCAGACATAATATTTGTTTCCTTTTATTAATTACTCGTCATCTTCACAAATTTCATCATTTGCGTTGAAAGGATTTGTTCTTAACCGATTACGAGACCACCATGGCAACAGATCTCTACCTGCAGCAGGTCTAAATTGCTCTCTAAGTCTCTGTAAAAATACAGAACCGGGAGAATCTATATCTTCGTTATATGCTGATTCATCAAAGAATCTGGAGTTATAATATGTTTTAAACAACCTTTTGACTCTAGAAGTTGAATTTCTTAAAAGAGCCTTATCCCAATTGTCCCATTCTTTAAAGAAAAGACCTTTTTGTCTATCATCCGGATGAGCCCAAGCTCCAAGAGGGGCAGCATCACCATCGCCGGAATATCCTACAACCTCTTTAGTAATTGGATTATATGAACCCTCTAATGGTCCAGTTGTGATACTCGACACAACAGGAAGATCTTCGTCATCTATTTCTACAGTTCTAATTATAGATTGTCCTGGCTTTCCAATTTCCTCAAAAGTTAAGCGGCTAGCTCCCCTTGCATAAGTTTTTCCTTTCTCAACAGAAATTTGTCCAATAGACGATAGCATACCCATATCATTATAAATAGCTGCTAAAGACAGCATTTTTGGAGTTGAGAAAATATACTGAGATAATAAAATGTAATTTGGATCTTGCTTTAGGTTATTGATAAGACAAAGAAGTAACTTGCTATTACCATTAAGATTCGTAAAATCTGACAAAGAGGTATCAAGTGCATCAATTTCTACTGATGTTAACTCTACACTCTCATTCTGGTATATCATAGAAAGCCTAAGTCCATATCTTACACCCAACTCGCCGTCAATACCAATTGGTGTATTATTAGGTCCCAAAACAAGCTTCATTGTCCCAGGATATACATCAGATATCAATAAACTGGTATCAGGCTGGGACTTGATAATTGTAACACCATTGTCTGGTGGATGTAGTACGTCGTTAATTTTAATGTATTTTTCCAACACAAAAGGTCTATCTGAGTCTGAAACATTAATTGAAGAATAAATCGGGGAAACATCACCAAACTCAACAGATGTAATATTAGCCAGAGGAACTAAGACAGGATGCAAATCACTGGAATGGACAGCTCCAATCATATAAACTGGCTGCCCTGTGGTTTCACTTATATGTACATGATAATCACCGACATACTCTTGACCAGCTTCCACGCCGTAAGCAAACAAAATGTCTGGGTTTTGTGCGTTCTCATCAACGACCAACTCGCCACCATATGTGTAATAAGGGTCAGTAACCTCCTCGTTGTCTTCGTAAGGAACAGTTGGTAAACTAGTAGAAATAGTAAAAGAGCCGTCATCTCTAAGAACATTATTCAAAGTTAAGCCTTCACCACCTTGTGTGAAAGTTTCTAAGAAATAATAATCAGAATCTTTAACCTCAACTTCAATGTTTAATCTCTTAAGATTATCCATAAACTTTTCAGCCATAAAATCTAATTCCATAGTCACAAGCTCTTTCATCACAAGCTTGGCATCTTCTTCTGTCTGCCTAACAGCCTCTAAGTTAAGTTCTTGTCTGTAGTTCTTTAAAGTTTTAAAAGCTGTTGTTTCTCCAACTCCCTTAGCCTCTTTTAGATCTTCTTCGCTTGGATAACTGTATTGCTCTTGAAGATCGTTAAGTCTACTAATTGCGTGCATTACAGAAGTAGGAGGATCCATAATCCTACCAGTATCCACCATAAAGCCATACATTTGAACTGATTGCTCCAAGAAGCCATACCAAAACTCATTATCTTTAAACGTATTAAAGAATTCTGCAACCCCAGGCTGAGCATCTAAGAAAGATTTCTGCATATTCTCTACAATATAAGAGGCGAATGAAGAACTAAAAGTCCTTCTAAAGTCTGGCGAGAACTTTGTAAATGTTGGAAACGCCTTGATAAAATGCGTTGTAGCATAAATTCTGATGGCTGCCTTAATTAAGCCCATCATACCAGCTTTTGCGGATCTCTCAAGGAATCTGTTGTAAGGTAGCTCAACCACACAATCCGGATTAGACTTTGCTCTTTCGTCCTCGGGTAATGTTGGATAAATTTCACTAACAAAATTTTGAATTTCATTAAAATCAACGACATCTGTGATAGCTGGATCGCATGCATTTAGTTCAGGGAACATAACATCTACGAGCCCAATCCATCCAGAAGTCACCGTTGGTCTGATATACAATGGTGGTGAAAGATAATTACCACCATAGTCTGCTGGATCTAAGTAAAATACTCTTGTTTTTTCTGGAGTTCCATCTTTAACGTTATTATATTGATCTCTGGAGATGCCCAAGATCAGGTCTTTGTTGTCATATCCTGTATCATTATACAGCACAAACTCACCTAAATCGTTAGTGACGCCATAATCTAAATCTTCAGCACTTAAAGCATCTATATCGCTACCAAAAGCCCAAGAAGATTCCGATAAATCAGCACCAATATCAGAGATATCACTAAAAATTTTGGACGTCATTGTCTTCATAATGGAAGATTGGTTGTTTGACATCTGGCTCGGGTCAATCTGTAGCCCAACATTCTTTTGCTCTAAAATGTCTTTTATAAGTAAAGTTTGTGGCATATAGTCAGTTTGCGTAGTAAATGCTCTCTGGAACCCTGTATACTGAGAAAGGAAGTCAGTCATATTGCTTCCGTCGTGAAAAACCTTAGTGAAAGTATCATCCACCGCTAAAAACTCGTGGGACAAGAATGATAATATTTCAGCATCACCCGGATCTGGTACAGTAGTAGCATAAGATGGCTCATCTTCTTCGAACGCTCCATTTTCAGAGATTCCCGTGACAGAATCAATATCAAAGCCCTTAATTGGTACATTTAAATTGTTCTTCTCAAAAATCTTAATTCTAACATTGTCTGTAAATATATTTCTACTGGGGGAAGAAGTGCTGCCGATTGGACCTAGTTCTTGTTGCTCGGGAGGATCCCCAGTTAAGTCACTAAAATAAACTTCTATGTCAAAGCCATAAGAGTACCAATCTGGCTTATCTGGATATTCTCCGTCTGCATTATCTTGGTAGTTCAAAGTCATATCAGCAGATCTTTTCCTGCCTTTTTCTGTGATATCATAGCCAACCAAAACCTGCATAGGTTCTCCACTAACTTCACTGATTTGTTCCTCTGTGTATGGGACAATCTCAATATTGTATCCAAAATCAGGCAAAGAAGTAATATCTCTCTGAGATCTTGTGGTAATTTCTGTTCTTGTTGTTTGATCATCGACAAAGGAATTATTTAAACTTAAAGAAACAGAGCCGGCGATATCATTCATATACTCTTGTAAATATCTGCCGACGTGTGTGGGGAATGCGCCTCTTTGTTTGGCAACGGCAGCATCAGATATATCAGCAGCAAAACTAAAATCTGCAGTTGCCAATGCACTGTAAAACTCTCTAATAGATTTAAGGTCTAAACCAACTGTATAATCAATACCACTGTAATAGTCAACATAATTACGTCTATTGTTTGCCAATCTATTGTGAGCCGTTAAAGGAACACCCAACGTATCACAAAGCATCATATTAAGCATTCCCCAGTTTTTATCACCAGGACCGTTGCCTAACATATCTTCTGAGAATTCTGTTTTAAGTTGTTCTAACTCTCCGCTCAATGCGGAAGTAACAATGGCAGCTGCCTCTTCTGGCTCATATGGAATTACACCATTATCGCAGCCTGGATCAGATGCTAGTTGTGGCAACTGACTAT